GCGCGTGTACGTGGTTCGCCACAACGAGAAGAAGCGTGCCGAGGCAGCGCAAGCGCGGGTCAAAGAACTGGTTTCAACTCGCATCCGCCCAACAACAATAACACTGCACCAAGCAGACGAGCGGGTTGCGACACCAAGGGAAGCCAAAGCTCAAAGACCTGCCCCTGTACCAGCACCAACGCCGACGTTCTGGCAGCGGGTCAAGGCAGTGTTTTTTCCCAACTAAAACACAAAAAGGAGAAAGAGATGACACGAGTACAACTTATCAAACACGCTTTGCGTTTGTGGAACGTACCTAATGTTCCACGTGAAACCAACCGAGCTAACGCCCGTAAGTGGATTGCCTCTGTCGAGCGGCTCGGTGATCGTTGGTTGTTGGCTGTGCCTATGCGGAGGGTGCAATGACACTTGACGAAATGTGGGAGAGGCTTGAGGCGCATCAGCCTTTCGCTGACAAACGGGGCTACGGCCCTGCGTGGAAGCAGATGTGCGAAGAACGTACCCGCCAAACTGCTGAGGCCGTGGGAGATGCGTTGTGGAAAGAACATAACCTGAACGCTGCATGGGCAGCATGGTCTGCTGGGTGGACACTACGCAATGTGGAGCAAGTATCAAAGTGGCTTGATGAAGCGGAGGCAGCATGAACAAAGATGACGCTCCGCCGCCCGCTGAGGCGGCAACCGATGTCGGCGTTGATGACGACGCCCCTGAATCCTTGGGCAAACTTGTGGTGCTGGGGCTGTGCGTTGTTGTCCTTGTCGGTGCGATTGCGCTTGCGGTGGGGGTGTTGGTATGACTGACCGCGAACTGCTTGAGGCCGCTGCGAAGGCGGCGGGGATGCCGCACACATACAACGAATTTTGGAGCGGCTTCTACATCAGAAATCCAGATGGCTCATGGGTGCCAAACCACCATTGGAACCCCCTCACCGACGACGGCGATGCGCTGCGGTTGGCGGTGAAGCTGCGGCTAACCATAAATTGTTCATATGACGATGTGGCTATTTGCGGGCAAGAGTTTACGCAAAAGGAAGTGTTCATCGAGCGTAATGGTGAAGACCCTCTTGCTGCCACCCGCCGCGCCATCGTCCGCGCAGCAGCAGCTATCGGAAAGGAGATGAAATGACCACCCTACGCGAAGCCGCCCAGCAGGCACTGGAGGCGTGGGAGTACATCAACAAGTACGGCTTTGTCTTGGCCGATTACGAAGGCCCGATGGAGCAAGCCATCACCGCCCTCAAGGCCGCGCTGGAGCAGCCGGAGCAGGAGCCGGTGGCGTGGGCATGCTTCAAGAACGGTGAGCTACAAACGGAACTTGTCGGCACCGAAGCCGATGTCGACTTCTGGTGCGCATCGGACGAACCGGAGATGGAGAGCATGGTCAAGGGCGCCCTCTACACCCACCCACCCCGCCGCGAGTGCCTGCATGCGGAGGTCAACGAACTCAAACGCACCCTGGCCCTTCAGCAGCAGAGCTACGAGCGCGAGATTCAGATCGAGGTGGAGGCCGAGCGCGAAGCGTGCGCGAAGGTGGCAAAAGAGACCGTTTGCGATATGCACCTCGGGACTGGAATCAAGATTTACGGCACCAAGGCAGCAGCAGCCATCCGCGCAAGGGGGAACACATGAACAGAGATGACATTCTCCGCATGGCGCGGGAGGCTGGGTTTGTGATTGACGAGGTGGCGCAGCAACATCAGCCCAACTGCATCTTTCACACCCATCACATGGTTGATGAGTTGCTTACCCGCTTCGCCGCCCTTGTCGCTGCTGCGTTGCGGGATGAGATGTGGGAGAAGTCCATGAAGCTGGTGGCAGAAGCTGTTGCCTCCGAACGAGAAGCCTGCGCTAAGGTGTGTGACGCCCGCTACATGGGCGACAACAATCGTGAAGATATGGAGGCGCGTAGGTGCGCCGCCGCGATCAGAGCAAGGGGGCAGGAAGCATGAAAGTCACACTTGAATTCAACCTGCCGGAAGAGCGTACCGAAGCAGAACTGGCTATGGCCGCCGGAGAACTGTACTCCACGCTCAATCAAGTTGACCAGATTCTGAGGAGTCTCCTCAAGCACGGTGGCAACCCGGATGACTTGATACCCGAATGCCGCTCTTTGATCTCTGATGTTCTCGGGAGGTTTGAATGAACCTCACTGATTTCGCCCGCTGCCTGGAGAAACAGCTATCGTTGTCACAGGCGATGCAGAAAGAACCGATTGATGGGGTATACGAGTGCAAAGGTTGCCTGCGTTCGATACCAAACTCGCCATTGCACCCAGAGTCAACAACACAGGGCGACTTGATTGAGCCGTGGCCTGACTTCACGCCTTGTGAGAACTTTGTTGCTTTGCGGTGGGGTTCGCCTGTAAGCGACGAGGCGCTTCACAAAATGGTGATGGACGAGATCCCGTCTTTAGATTTTGGCCCACGCAAATCTGTCATGCAGGACTTGGAACTTGGCATGCTTGGCGCAGCAGTGAAGTGTGTACACCAACAACAAGGCTGGACGATGGACGGCTTTGACTACGCCGCGAAGAACCGGCGCACGTTGATGTATCACACGTTTGAACACGAGATGAAAAGGAGAAAGAATGAACTACCTACCCCAAGACTTCGCCCGCTGTGAGAGCAACCCGTTGCTTGATCAGTGCAAACAATGCGCAAGGAACATGCACATAAATCCTGTGCATCCCGCCGCAGGGCGGCAAATGTGGATCGGCCCGTGGGTCGGGCATGGTCCGTGTCCTGATGGTCTTTTTGTGGAGGTGAAAGATGACTGAACCAAAAAAACTTTGGAGCACGATGTCTGTTGAAGAACGTGTCCGTTACTCATACGATCAAGCTAAAAGAATGCTTGACGAGTTATACGCAAACAACCACCCTGATATCTTTATGCAACGAGAACACCATTGGTCGTATTTGTGGTGCCGAGAACAAGAGCTAATTGATCGGATGGCTATGCTTACAAGAATTATTGAAGGATGACTCAAAGGAAAGGAGAATGAAATGCAGATGAAATCTGATGGCGCTGAAATTGACGATGCCGTGGGCATGCAAGTCTACGGCGACTGGATTAGATTTCGTGACGGCGAAGGGGCTTTGGTAAAGATCCCCCCGTACGTGATCAAGAATCTGATGATGTTCGCGTATGACAATGCACATGAGTTTTCAGTAGATGCTTGGGTGGAGGAATGAAATGTCCGACATGCAACGCCTGGACGGAAGTTCTGGAGTCAGTTCTCAGGAAAGATGGATCGCGCCGCCGTCGCTACCAGTGTGCGAACCTGCACAGGTTCAACACGGAGGAAAGAATTGTTGGCCTTTCCTCTACAGCTACCGAGGTGACACCCTTGTCGTCAACGCCACCCCGAAAAAAACCAATTATCAACAAGCCACTGAAATAGGAGATGCACTGTTATGAGCGCGAACGAAACCCAGGTGGGGGGTGACCACTACAAGATGGCATACGAAACGTGGGATGTGATCCACGCATGGGGGCTGGGATATTTTGACGGCAACGCTGTAAAGTACCTGTCCCGCTGGCGCAAGAAGGGCGGCATGCAAGATCTACACAAAGCCCGCCACTACATCGACAAGCTCATCGAGCTGGAGGAACAAAATGCCCGGTAGTTGGCCCACTGGTAAGGCGTTTATCCGAAACGTCATCAAGGCATCGAAGCCGAAAACGGTGCTCGACGTGGGGGTCGGGTCGGGTACGTACGTAAACCTCATGCGTGCAAATACTGCACATGATTGCGTGTGGACCGGCGTCGAAGTTTGGCAACCATACGTAGAGAGGTTTGGGCTCGACAAGTTATATGACGAGCTGGTAGTCGCCGACATCCGTCATTGGGGGGTGCCGAAACGGTATGACCTGGGGATTGCCGGTGATGTACTTGAACACATGACTGCAGCCGAGGCGGTGGACGTACTCAAGAAGCTACGGGACAACTGCGATGTGGTGGTCATCAGTCTGCCGGTAAAGCATTGGCCTCAGGGTGAGCACGAAGACAACCCGTTTGAGGCGCACGTCAAGGATGACTGGTCGCACGAGGAAGTGTTGCAGGTGTTTGGCGTACCGGCGCAGCAGTACGTGGAAGATGGCATTGGTGTGTACGTATACGACCAACGCAAGCAGCCCACCATATTCGTGAACGTCGCCGCGTACAAGGATGACAAAGAGTTGTGGGCCACGCTGATAGACGCAGTGGCTAAGGCCAAGTACCCGGAGCGGGTTAGGTTCGCGGTCATTGATCAGACGCTAGAGCCGATTCCCGACGCCAAGCTGGCTATGCTGGCCCCCTCACAGATTGAATATCTGCACCTACATTACCGGTATGGCCGAGGCCCTTGCTGGGCGCGGGCGGTGGGGTACACGTACTTGTACGACGAGGACTACGTCTTGCAGATCGACTCACACACGCGGTTCGACCCGGAGTGGGACGAGTGGTTTGTGCAGAACATCAAAACTCTGCGGGTACATACGGAGAAACCGTTTATCTCATCGCTGCCATACGGGTACGACCCGGGGGACAAGCCGACGCTGTATAGAAACAATATGGCTACGGTCACTGCCAACCCCACACACCCTGGTCCGCTGAAGCCGCATGATCCGACGCTGGCGTTTACTGGGACTGTGCACGGGCACACGAAAACAATACCTGGGGCGAATATCGCAGCAGGTGTAGTGTTTGCCCCTGCGGATCTATTCCGGCAAGTGCTGATAGACCCGGCGCTGTACTTCTATGGGGAGGAGCAGAACTTCACCATCAGAGCGTTCACCTACGGGTGGGATCTGTTCCACGTTGCCGGGCAGCCCGTGTATCACCTGTATAACAACCAAAATTGCACCATCCGGTCACCGCACTGGAACAAGGACGACGAGGAGAAGCGCAAGCAACGCTGGTGGGAGCATCACGAACGTACGCTGAAGCGCCTAGTACATCTTCTGTACGACAAGAAAGACCTGGGCGCATACAGCCTGGGTAGCGTACGTACGCTACGTGAGTTCGCAGAGCGGTTTGGTATCGACTACGAAAACAAAATTGTGACCGTCGGCGTGCACCCTGAACCGACACCGGAGACTTGACATGGACCTGATAACAATCGACTTTGAAACGTACTACGACCGAGAGTTCAGCCTAACTAAACTCACAACCGAAGAGTACGTACGTGATGAACGGTTTGAAGTTATTGGCGTCGGGATAAAAGTCAATAATGGCGTAGTGGAGTGGGCAAGTGGGACTGAATCTCAACTCAAAGACTGGCTACTCCAGTTTGACTGGAAAAACTCTATGGCGTTGGCTCATAACGCTATGTTTGATGGGGCCATTCTGGCTTGGCGGTTTGGTATTGTGCCTGCTCTATGGCTTGACACTCTGTGTATGGGGCGTGCTCTGCATGGGGTGGAGGTCAGCAACTCGTTGGCGTCCCTGGCTGCGCGGGAGAAGGTAGGTTACAAGGGTGTGGAGGTGCTGAACGTAGTCGGTATGCGGCGGGAGGACTTCTCGCAGGAGCGACTTGCCCGCTACGGGGACTACTGCATCACCGACGTGGAGCTTACGTATCTGATATTCCAGAAGTTCATACCGCAGTTCCCCAAGAAAGAACTCAAGCTGATCGACACCACCTTGCGGATGTTCATCGAGCCGACCCTGGAGCTGGACAAGAACCTACTCGCAGAGCACCTACAAATAATTCAGGAGCAGAAGTCCAAGCTGCTGACCGACAGTGGTGTGACCTCTGAAGACTTGATGAGTAACCCCAAGTTCGCCGAGGTGCTGACGAATCTGGGCGTGACGCCACCGATGAAGACGAGCCCGACCACGGGTAAAGAAACCTACGCGTTCGCCAAGAACGACGAGGAGTTCATCGCGTTGATTCATCACCCCGACTGGCGCGTTCAGGGTCTGGTCGCGGCGAGGCTTGGGTTGAAATCCACGCTAGAAGAAACACGTACGCAACGGTTCATGGAGATCGCCGAGCGCGGCGCGTTGCCGGTGCCGATCAAGTACTACGCTGCGCACACGGGTCGATTCGGCGGGGACGACAAGATCAACCTGCAGAACCTGCCGAGCCGAGGCGCTAACGCTAACAAGCTCAAGCAAGCTATCCTCGCTCCGCAAGGGTACAGCATCATCGACTCTGACTCATCACAGATTGAAGCACGGGTGCTGGCATGGCTGGCTGGGCAGGAAGACTTGGTGCAGGCATTCGCAGAGCAGAAAGATGTCTATAAGAAGATGGCATCAGCTATCTACGACAAACCTGAAGACCAGATCACCAAGTCCGAGCGGTTCGTGGGGAAGACCACCATTCTCGGCGCGGGCTACGGTATGGGCGCGGTGAAGTTCCAAGCGCAGCTAAAGACGTTTGGTGTATCCGTTGAGTTGGATGAGGCACGACGCATCATTGACATCTACCGGAAGTCGAACTTTGCGATCACCGCTTTGTGGAGGCAAGCTCAACTTGTTTTGGTGGCAATGTCCCGAGACGAACCCGCTCCACTGGGCCGAGCCGGTGTGCTGTCGGTGGTGCCGAAAGACAGGGCAATCCTGTTGCCGAGCAAGCTGATGCTGCGGTACGATGACCTGAAGGTACACGAGGGTGAGAAGGGGTTTGAGTTCACCTACAAGACCCGCAAAGGGCGCACGCGCATCTATGGTGGGAAGGTGATCGAGAACGTCTGCCAAGCCATCGCCCGGTGCATCATCGGAGAGCAGATGATGCGTATATCTATGAAGTACAAAGTTGTGCTGACCGTGCATGACGCCATCGCTTGCATATGCAAGGACGAGGAAGTCAAAGAAGCCCAAGCATACGTAGAAGAATGTATGCGGTGGGTCCCCAAATGGGCGGCTGGACTGCCGCTTAACTGTGAGAGCGGAGTTGGAAAAAGTTATGGTGACTGCTGAAATTGTGGACTACGCCTACCCGTGCATGATGGCGGAGAAAGCACTCAAGGACTTGCATGCAGCCATGCTGCATAACGACTACGACGAGGCGATGGAGCACGCGCTGATCGCGATGGCAGAGGCAAAGCTGGCTTACAACGCTATTCGCTACGCAAAAGGAACCGACAAGTGACTACCACTCGCTGGTCATACAGCAGCCTCAAGCTCTTTGAGCAGTGCCCCAGAAAGTATTACCACGTACGGGTAGTCAAGGATTTTCAGGAGCCCGAGTCCGAGGCGATGCTGTATGGCACGCGGTTCCATGAGGCAGCGGAGTTCTACATCAAGGACAACACGCCGCTGCCCGCGTACTTCACGTTCGTCAAGGGGGCGCTGGACAACATCCGGCAGATCAAAGGCGAGAAGCTGTGCGAGTACGAGATGGGTGTCACCGAAGACCTGCAGCCATGTGCGTTCAACGACCCGAACGTCTGGTTCCGTGGGATTGCCGACCTGTTGATCCTAGACCGTGAGGCCGGTGAAGCCCGCATCATTGACTACAAGACCGGCAAGTCCGCGAAGTATGCGGACCCGGATCAACTGGAGTTGATGGCGCTGTGCGTGTTCAAGCACTTCCCCGAGATCAAGAAGGTGCGTTCTGGCCTGTTGTTCGTGGTGTGTAACGCGTTCGTGAAAAGCAAGTGTGACTCAGCACAACAAGATGTGCTGTGGAAGAAGTGGGTAGACAAGCACGACAAGCTAAAATTTGCTATCGCGCATGACGTATGGAATCCAAAACCCAGCGGACTGTGCCGAAAGCATTGCGTGGTGACGTCATAGATCGGAAG